ACGGCCTGGAGGCCGACGACTTCGCCGAAGTGGTCGGCACGGTGGTCGGTTTTTTTCTGAGCAAGGCCCAGCGCGAAGCGATGGCGGCGATGACGGCCTGACCGTCGAAACCCTGATCGCCGATATCGCGGCGGTGTTCCACTGGCCCCTGTCCGATCTGGCCGGAATGGACCTGGCCGATCTGCTCGACTGGCACCGCCGCGCCGTGGTCGCGTGGAATCGCATGAACCGAACGGAGTAGCCCCGTGGCCAGCAACAAGTTGTCCCTGATCGTGTCGTTCGTCGGCAACGACAAGCTCTCGGGCGCGCTCAAGAACCTTATCGGCCTGGGCAGGAATGGCGACCAGGCGCTCAAGGGCATGTTCCGCCAGGCCCGCGATCTCAAGAAGGAGATGAAGGATCTCGACGCGCAGATCGCCAAAGGTGCGGACAACACCGGAGACCTGACGGCCCGGCAACGCGATCTCGCCGCGCAGCTGGAGCGCGTAAACACGCAGATCGACCGGCAAAAGGCGATCAACACTTTCAACGCCAACACCAACCGCATCGGCCAGCGCGGCGAGCAGCTCAAGAGCGCCGGCACCGACAACATGCTCGGTGCCGCTGGCCTCGCCACGCCACTGGTCCTCGCCGGCAAGGCCGCGATGGATTTCTCGTCCGGCATGGTCGACATCGCGCAAAAGGCCAACCTCACCCAGGCGCAGACCGATGCCATGGCCCAGGGCATCCTGCGCGCGGCCGAGGCGGCGCATCAGATGCCCGAGGCCATGCGCTCGGGCGTCGATGCGCTTTCGGGCTTCGGCATCGATCCGCGCGAGGCCATGCAGATGATCGGCCCGATAGGGCGCCTCGGTACCGCGATGAAAGTGGACATTGCCGATGGCGCCGCCGCCGCCTCGGCCAACCTGCAGAATCTGAAAGTGGGCCTGGGCGACACCGGCAAAGCGCTCGACATCATGGCGGCGGGCGGCAACGTCGGCGCGTTCGAAGTCAAGGACATGGCCCGCTATTTCCCGAGCCTGACCGCGCAGGCGCAGGCACTGGGCCAGTCGGGCCTGGGCGCCGTGGCAGACCTTACCGCCGCGCTTGAAATCGCCCGGCGCGGCGCGGGCACCAGCGAGGAAGCGGCCACCAACGTCGCCAACCTGCTCGCCAAGGTCAACTCGCCCACCGTGCAGAACGCCTTCAAGAAGAACTTCGGCGTGGACCTGCCCGCCGCGCTCAAGGCCGCCTATGCAAAGGGCAAGACGCCGATGGAGGCCCTCGCCGAAATCACCCAGAAAGCCACCGGCGGCGACTTGTCCAAGCTCGGCCTGGTGGTGGAGGATATGCAGGCGCAATCGGCCCTGCGCACCCTGATCCTCAACATGCAGGACTATCGCAAGATCCGCGGTGACCTGGCCAAGAGCGGCGGCACCGTCGATGCCGCGTTCCGCCAACGCGAGGCACATGACGCATCGGTTGCCTGGGAAAGCTTCAAGGGCACCATGAGCAGCCTGGCAATCACGCTGGGCGCCACGCTGCTTCCCGCGATGACGCAATTCTTCGGATGGGTGAACCAAGGCGTCTCGGCCGTGTCGCGCTGGGCGCAGGCCAACCCGGAAACCGCGCGCTCCCTCATGACGCTGGTCATGGCCCTCATTGCCGGCAAGGCCGCGCTCGGCGCGCTGCAGTTCGGCTTCGGTTCGATCCTCTCCACCTTCGCGACCTTGCGCAACGGCTTCATGATGGTGCGCGCGGCCTTCATGGTGATCGGGCCGATCATCGGCGCGATCGGCCTCTGGCCCATCGTGATCGGCGCGGCCATCGCGGCGGTGGCCTATCTCGTCTATTCCAATTGGGACAAGATCAAGGCCGCGTTCTCTGCGGGCTGGGCGGCGATAAAGTCGGTCTGGGCCGCCGCGCCCGCGTGGATGCGCAACATCGGCAGCATGATGATGCAGGGGCTGCTGGCGATGATCGATCCGCTCGGCCTGCGCAATCGCCTGCTCCAGGTCGCCAAGGCGGGCGTCACCGCCTTCAAGGACTTCTTCGGCATCAAGTCCCCGTCGCGCCTGATGATGCAGATGGGCGGGCACATCGCCACCGGCCTGGGCCACGGCATCGAGGGCAACGCGCGCCAGCCCTTGCGCGCGATGGATCGCATGGCCGCGCGCGTGGCCAGTGCCGGGTCGCTGGCGCTCGATGGCCCGACGCTGTCGGGCGGCGCCACCGGTGCCCAGGCCCGCGCCGCCGCCGCCCGGCCCGCACTGGCCGCCGCGCCCATCACCGTCCAGATTTTCCAGCAACCCGGCGAAGATGCCCAGGCCCTGGCCGATCGCGTGCTGCAACTGATCGAGCGCAAGCGGCGCGGCCTGGGCGCCTACGCCGACGACTTCTGATCGAGACGCCCCATGCTCTTTGCCCTTGGCCTCTTCGTGTTCGACAGCCAGACCATGCTGCCCGATCGCATCGAGCGCGACCGCGCCTTCCGCCACGCTCGCGACGATCGCTTCCTGGCGCCCGCCGCCAGCCAGTTCGTGGGCGTGGGCGATGACAAGGTGACGCTCACCGGCACCCTGGTGCCAGAGCTGGCCGGCAGCGCCTCGGCCATCGAAACCCTGGCGGAAATGGCCAGCGAGGGCGAGGCCTGGCCGCTGATGGACGGCACCGGCAGCATCCTGGGCACTTATACCATCGATCGCCTGGCCAACGGCGGATCGAACCTGATCGACACCGGCCAGGCCCGCAAGATCGACTTCACTCTCGAACTGACGCGGGTGGCGTGATGGCGAGCCAGCCAACCACCGCCCAATCGCCCTACAGCCAGCCCCGCGCCGCCTGGCGCGTCACGCTCGACGGGGAAGACCTGACCGCCGCCCTTGCCCCGCGCCTGATCTCCCTGCGCCTGTCCGAAAAGCTGGGCGAAGAGGCCGACAGCCTGGAAATTGTGGTGCACGATACCGATGGCGCGTTCGTCCCGCCGCGCCAGGGCGCGCGCATCGCCGTGTGGCTGGGCTGGTCGCGCGGCACCGGCGTGCCCATCGGCCTGGTCGACAAGGGCAGCTTCGTGGTGGACGAGCTCACTTGGAACGGCCCGCCTGACCGCGTGACGATCACCGCCCACAGCGCCGACTTCAAAGGCAGCTACCGCACCCGCAAGACGCGCAGCTGGGTGGGCCAGACCCTGGGCGCGATCATCGCCCGCATCGCTGCCGACAACGCCCTCACCCCCGCCTGCCACCCCGATCTGGCCGACAAGACCATCCCGGCCACCGAGCAGCACAACAAGAGCGACATGCAGTTCATCCGCGACCTCGGTCGCCAGTTCGATGCCGTGGCCACGGTCAAAGCCGGCACCCTGATCTTCGCCCCACGCGGCGCCACAACCACGCCCGGCGGCAAGGAACTGCCCACACTGACCATCACCCGCCAGCAATGCAGCAGCGTCACCTGGCGCCGCGCGGCGCGGGAAAAGGCCTATGATGGTGCCGAGGCGCAATGGCATGATCAGGACGTGGGGCAGCGCAGAACGGTGGCGGCCGGTGGCAACAATCGGCGCAGGCTCAAGCGGGTCTATCCCAGCGAGGCGACGGCCCATGCCGCTGCCCAGGCCGAAACCGGCCGCTTGGGCCGCGTCTCGGCGACAGTCGATGTCACCCTGCCCTTTGGCGATGCGCGCGCAGTGCCGGGAAGCCGAGTGACCCTGTCAGGCTTCCGCGCGCATATCGACAAGGAAGCCTGGCAGGCCACCGGCACCGATCACGATCATGGCGCCAACGGGCTCAGCACCAAGCTCACATTGGAGATTGCACGATAGCGGGTCGCTAAATCGTGCAATCCTTGAACATTGGCGTTCCGACAACTTCACTGACATTCTGGCAAACTGCGACGATCTTTTGTCCCTTGGACAGGCTCGATGCTTTGGCCTGCGCATCCTCGGTCAGATGAAGCTGGGGACCGGTGAACTCGTTCGTGCCTTGTAGAACCACGAATGGCTTGTCCGAGAAATCGAGATCGATGGATTTGATCCGCCCAGAAACGCGCAGCGCCTGATTGCCATACTTTTGCTGTGCTGCCGCTTCATTGGCTGCATATGCCGCTTCGACTTCGACAGCGCTGACTTCGACCGGGGCAACAGCAGCGGCCTCGGAGGCCTCGCTTCCATTATTATCGCTCGTAGCGGGGCTAACGGTCCCGCCACCGTGGTTGCCGCCCAGGATCGAACCCAGAACGGAAAGGCCGACGACCACTGCTATGATGATCAAGCAACCCTTACCCACGCTGAGCTTCTTTTTTTCCTCGACCGGTGGCGCATTGACCATCCTGCCCGTCGTTAAGTTCAAGCCACAATGCTTGCAAACTTTGGCATCAGCCTTGATCACCTCGGCGCATGCCGGGCATTTCTTCTCATCAGCTTCCATAATAGCCCCCTGTTTCCCAAAATAGGGATAAACCCTGATTCGGTAAACTAAGCGCTTGTGAGCGAGGGCAATCGCGCATGCAATACCGTCAATTTCCACCAAAATGGACGATTCTAAAGCCGGCCACATTAAGGACTAGCGTAGCTCGCGGCAGATACGCCCTCACTCCAATGAACAGCGCAACAAGAGCGACAAGCAGTTCGTCTGCGATCTCGGCCGCCAGTTCGATGCCGTCGCCACGGTTAAGGCCGGCACCCTGATCTTCGCCCCACGCGGCAGCGCTACAGCACCCAGCGCCAAAGCCGCGCCCACCCTGACCACTACCCGCCAGCAGTCGCGCTCAATGATATTCGCCATTGCGGCTTATACATAAACACCAACTTGGCTCCGGACCATTGATCAACTCGGTTGAGAAAAATGACTCTTTCTTGATAGAAAATATTGGCTCGACGCCTTTATTGCAAAAAGCTTTATCGTAAATGAGATTAAGCATACTATCTTTTAATAGAGAACTCACTTCTGAAGAAGTCAAATCCCTCCCCAATGATTCCTTTAAATTTCTTCTTGAATACTGATCACCAAAATTCAAACTAGCATTATAGTTAGAAAAAACTACAACACCCTTCCTCATTCTCGTTGTAAAGAAAGCACCTTTTAGGTCGGATACCTCTAAATAATCAAATCCGTGCTGATAACTCGAAATAGACAGCGGGATTATTATCTTTTCCTGAGCAGAAATGTAAGAAATAAAGTCTGCATAATTCTTAAAGGCACCTTCTGAGTAGGCGAATGGAATATCACCTGGATCCCCGCCGAAAGATATAATTGACTGGCAGAAATCAATAAGTTGAGATTGGGTATAAGCGCTTTTATCAATCAACTCCGCCTGCTCGGTCGCCCATTTAGCAATCGCTTCAGGTGGCGTTGCAATTTTCGCTGTCGCACGAGATGCATCATCGGTATCACCCAACAACACTCCAAAGAGGTTATTGCCGTTAATCAGCGAATGCGTTCGCCCAACGAGTTGAGAGATCGAACGCCCGTCATCCATACCAGCAACTGCAAAGCCACCCACTGTTCGCAAACAAGGAGCACGTAAATCTACGTCCCTACCAATTTTCAGAGCGGCGCGACCAAAAACGCTCCCATCAGCACCACATATCAATCGCACCTTTGGGGCATGTGCAGCAATTAGCCGTCTCTCTTCTTCCCTATTTTGAAAAGGAAGAACCTCTTCCAAAAAGTCCTCAGCTGGCTTTGTGCGCCAATTAGATGTATGCGTCACAGATTTTTCGTTAATATTGTCAATTATCTCAACTTGTACATCAACCGCACAAACAAGCTGCAATAATTTTCCAAAGAATGAACTCTCGGCTCTAACAATATACTCGCCTCGTAATGGGGGTACATTCCAGGACAATGATTCCGCAATTTCGTCGGAAACCTGAACACTCACCCGTGTCGAAAAATCTCTTGGAAGCTCCCCCACCTGAGCGCTTCTCAACAAGGGTCGTCGCGATAACCTTTCGAACTCCAAAACGCTCGTATCACCTTCGCCTTGGTCAAATCTTTTACTTATTACTTTTACATGATCACCCAATAGAAATACAGAAAAAAATCCAATACCAAATTTCCCTATTGGGGCTATATTTTTACTACTTAAACCCGGAAACTCTTCCCTCATTAGACTTGAAGACCAGAGCGATTTTCCGAAATCGATCAAGGGGCCGGAAAGTACGCGGCGAGACATACCCACCCCTTGATCATCCACATGGATCCATTGAACGCCACTAGCATCACGTGCAAAAGTTATGCGAACCGTTCCCCAACCTTCCTCGCGATTCTCATGAGTTCGGCGAGCCCTGACAGCATCCACGCCATTCTGAATAAGTTCCCTCAGCGGGGGAAACGCACCATTTCCGTAAAGATTTTTTCCGCCCAGGGTCCGAGCCAAGCCAACAGGATCGGAAACGCGAACTTCCGCGTCTACTGGCGCCCAACCGACCACCCGAACGTGGCGAGCAAAAAGTGAAGGCGTCTCAACGCCCGAAATGCCTTTGACAGAAAACTGGGGCAAATTAATATCTGTCAAAATTGCATTCGAACCCTTTATCTCACGATCAATCATTTTTGCAGTTTCAAAACACAACCACCAAGAGGATGCGCTTTCTGTTTTGAATAACTGTCCTGATGATATGACGATCTTATCGTCCTTTTTTGATATTTGATTGAGCTTGTTTTGAAAATCCCAATGATCGCGAGATATACCTTCTATTTTAGATATTGCGTACAAAAAGGTCGGCGCCCTTCTGGCATCAATATGAGCAGCATCTGCGCATCGCAATAGGCAAGCTATTTTGATCTCGTTTACTGTCCATTCAGAGGGTAAGTGGGCACCACTACCGATTATTTCTTCTAATTTTTCTTGAAGGTAACTACAGTCCCAATGATGACTGTGAGCAATCCGCCCAATGCTTGCCGCAAACGCCTCTCTTAGACTAACATCTTCAATGAGATAAATTTCCGTCGCTTCATCTTTTTTAAATTTCATAGTCGCAAGCTTTTCAGCTTGGGAAGCATGCAAAATGCGCAACACAGAGAATGCAACGTCGCTTTTCTCTTCGTCTGATAAATCCTCAAACGTTGTAGAACCAGGCCTGCTGCGAATTTTGTCCGCTAGGCAATCTTTCCATTCCACAGTGTTCTTTATTTTTTCTAAGCCACCATCAAAAGCGGCAATTGCCATTCCAGCATCATGAAGCAAAATAGAAGCCCCAAAAACAAATGCCTCAGCTGGGGTAAGGTTGAAGTTTTTTCCAATTATAATATCTGCAACACCCCACAGGGCATCCAAATGACTTACATCATGCACGGTAATCCCAGGTAAATCTTTATGAATTTGGGATACTAGGTGGGCAACATTATCTCTCATAGAAGACAACGTCGATCGCAGTTTTATTCTTGCTTCATTGTGCTCATCGGCTTTTTGATCGGCCAAGGTCGTCTTCCAGAGACGCGTTGATGTCACATTTGATTGAAACAATTTTCCCTCACTTATCTGTATCCGCAGAATTGGCGTGCATGAAGTCTATTCGAATGCGATTCATACCTTCCGGACAATTGCCACGACGCGGCCGATGATATGCAATTCGCCGTCCACGGCACGCGCGTCGCGTACCAGCTGGTTGTCGGAACTGATCAGCACCGAGCCATCCGGCATGGGGCGGAGGCGCTTAATCATGCCTACGCCGCCGAAGACAATGGCCCAGATTTTGTCGCCGAATTCCGGCCGCCGCTCTGAGCGGTCGACGACGACGATATCGTGATCGGAGATGGTGGGCTGCATCGAATCGCCGATGCCTTTGGTGGTGAAAAGCTGGCTGGGCGCGGAATGGGTGAACTGGCGGAGCCACTTGCGGGAGAAGCCGACCTTTTCGATGTTGATGTGGTCGGTGTCGATGAAAGTACCGCCCATGCCAAAGGCCAGGTCGATCATATCGATCTCCACCTGATCGGGATCGATCGGCACTACATCGCTGGCAAGGGCACCCGTCACATGCCCTTCTGGCAGCATTGCTAAATCGCTCTCGCCGTTGAGATATTCCGGCGCGACGCTCAGGGCGCGCGACAGCTCGAAAATATGAGCAGATTGCCGGGCTTCACCTCGAGCGAGCTTGCCGATCATCGACGCGCTTAGCCCCGTGCGGCGAGCCAGTTCCGATTGGCTGACACCTGCGGCTGACATTGCCGCCTTGAGGCGCTCGGGCTGTATCATTGCTGAAGCCTACAACTGAAGTTGTCAGGCGCGAAGGTGCAATATGGTGGTTGACTGACACCATAGTCGCAGGCATATGACAACCATGGTTGCGGACCTAACCCCTTTCGACGCATTGCACGCCGCCGTTGAGGCCACAGGGTCTCAATCCCAACTTGCACGCTTGTGCGAAGTCTCCGCCACAGCCGTCTGGAAGTGGCTCAACTCGGCAAAGCGCCTGCCCGCCGAATATGTCCTGACCGTCGAAGCCGCGACCGGCATTCCGCGTCATCTGCTGCGCCCCGATATCTACCCGGCCGATCTTGGCCCCTCGCCTGCCTGGCAGGGCGTAGACCACGGCGCGCAGCGCGTCTCTTTCAATCGGAACAACGCTTTGCAGGGGCACGCGGCATGACCAAGCGCCGCGATCCTCTCACCGTGCACCAGGCCCTTACCGTGATCGCCGCGCGCATCGGGTGGGACAAGTGCGGCATGCTGGTGGGCCGCAGCGGGCGCCTGGTGCGCATGTGGTCCGATCCCGATGCCGATAGCGAGATTTCGATACTCGATGCCATGCGGCTCGACCGCGCGTTTATCGAGGCCGGGGGCGATCATGCGCCGATCCTGCGCGTCTATAGCTTCCAGCTGGACATTGCCGCCAGCGAAGGCGCCACGGATATGACGCGCGCCGCCGCTGCCGCCGCCAAGGAAAGCGGCGAGGCGGTGGCCGCGCTGCTCGACGCCGCGATGCATCCGCAAGACCCGGCCGCGCTGCGCCGCGCGCGCAAGGAAGGGGAGGAAGCGCTGGCCGCGATCACCGATGGATTGGCCGCGCTCGATCGTCAGGAACGGGAGGCGCTTTGACCATGGCCGCCCAGACCAAACCCGGCGCCCTCCCCGACCTTGGCCACAACCAGCCCGCCCCCACCCGCTCCGACCGGCTGCGCTGCCCCCATTGCGACACCGTGGGCCAGCGCCGCACGAGCCGCGAGATCACGCCCACGCACCGCGACATCTATTACCAATGTGCCAACCTGTTTTGCGGGCACAGTTGGAAGGCCAGCGAGACCTATGA